TGTCCAGCTTCATTCCATTCATAATAAGAATTAGCTGTTTTTTGTTCTTCAGTTAATGCTGGTGCATCACCAATTGGTGATTTCCAAGATGCTGTTGGAATATGTTTTACCCATGAAGCATAAGGTTTCTTTGGCCAAAAGATTTGATCATCTTCATCCCAAGTATAACCAATACCTGCATAATTTCCTCTAAATGGTGTTCCACCATTTTTATGTTGTCCACCTTGTGTATTGTAAGATGTTTGAATCCACATTTGAGCTGGCCAGTTATTATGTCTTTCTAAATATTGTTGACCAACTGATTCGTCTTCAACTCCAGAAGCATTCAGCATATCACTGTTGTTCAGTGTTAATACTGCTATAACTTTTCCGTTAGCTCCTAATTTTGCAAAATGTGCCATAATTTTCTCCTATTATAATTTAGTTTTTGTTAATTGTAAATCCATAATTTTTATTGGAATTTGTATCTTATTAATACTATTCCACTACCACCAGCTCCTCCATTAGTAGGAGTAGCAGGTCCTCCACCACCTCCTCCTCCACCAGTGTTTGTAGTTCCAGAAGTACCAGGTGTTGTAGTAGGTGATCTTGATGATGAACACCCTCCTCCACCAGCTCCGCCACCTGTTCCACCTGTAACAGAAGGAGCATTTCCAGCTCCACCGCCTGCAAAATATCTTCCAGGAGCGGGTCCTGGTGTTCCATATGATGGACTTGTTGGTCCAAAGAATGCTGTTGCAATTGGGGAACCTACTCCACCATATCCATTATTTGGTGAGCCGCAAGGATTACCAGCACCTCCTGCTCCACCACCTCCTGTAGCATTACCTCCTAAAGGTGTATTTGCAGCACCAGAAGGATTACCTTGTGGTGGGCTTACTGGAGGGGTATTTCCTGCTCCAGCTGCATGAGTTCCTCCACATCCAGCATTTGTTGGCCCTCCACCTGAACCCCCAGCTACACCTTTATGAGTACATCCTCCACAACCACCTGCTGCTCCTCCACCTCCACCTGCTGATGTAATTGATGAAAAAATTGATGAACTACCTGATCCACCTTTTGGAAATGTATTTGGTCCTGCTGTTCCACCACTTCCTACTGTAATAGGATAAGCTGTTGCTGTTACTGGTAAACCTGCTGTTGTTGGACTTGGATAATTTTGACGATATCCGCCAGCTCCACCTCCACCACCAAAACGTCCTCCACCTCCTCCACCTCCTGCCAATACTACATATTCTACTGAATTAGATCCTACAGAATTTCCAGCATTAGAAACACAAAAAGTTCCTGGTCCTGTAAATACGTGAGTTTTATAATCACCACATGTTAAAACTGTTCCACCTGTGGCTGCTACATATTGTGGTGTAGGTAAATCAGATCTATTTCCTGAATCTGTTACAATCCAACCCTGTGTTGCATCTACATATACAAAAGTTATAGAAACACCATTAGTTGATAAAGTTGCATTTGATGCAATTCCTCCAATTTTAGAACTATTTCTTCCAACTGTTAAATTATTAGTTGCAAAAGTATTTGCATAATCACAAATACCAACTACATCTCCTGCAGTTGGAGTTGCTGGTAATGTTACTGTAAATGCTGCTGAAGTTGTATTACAAAAATAACCCACTCCTGATACTGCTGTGAATCCTGTTGTTTTAGCAGTTGTATCCCAGTTTACAACTCCATTTCTACTAAAACCTGTAGCTGTTCCTAAATTAGAAATTGTTGCACCAACAGGAATAGTGACTGTGTCTCCAGAAGCACCAACTGTTAAAGTTGTTCCTGTTTGTGGTTCAATTGCATTAACTTCTATTTTAGACATTTTATATTACTACCAAAGTTCCTGTTACAGTTAAAGTACTTGTTACCGTTACTGGTCCTGCAAGTACTCCTGATTGAATTGTTTGAATATCTGTAATTGTTGTTGCATGCGTATTTACAAATGTCTGAGGATCCATCACTGGTGATGGTGTTTCTCTTGCAGGCAAAGAACAAAATATATCTTTTACACCTGTACTAAAACTTACTAATGAACTTGCATTAGAACTTGAAATAACTGAATCTCTTGTAAAGGTAGTAGCGTTCGTTAAAGATCCAATACCCACTTCCCACTGACTGCCTAAAGCAATTGTGTAATAACATGAGTTACCTGATCCAATGCCAGAAGAAAAACTTTGAAAACCTAACTGAGCACCTGTTAATGTAACAGTGCCTGTTCCAGTTGTTGAAGTAGTTTCTTTGACTCTGTCGTTTATAACGAACGCCATAAAACTACCTCTACGATATTCTTAATATTGCATTCGCTGATGTAAACGCTGGAAATATAATTGTAAATGTTCCAGCTGTTGCTGTTTTATCACCACCAAAATCTAGAACGCAAACTGCTTTATTAGATTCGCTTGTATTATAAATTAAAGCTCCTCTTGCAGTTAATGTAACGCCAGTAAATGATAAGTCTGCAAAATCTACGATTGCAACACTTGTATCTAATGATGTTTGTTGTCCAGTTAGTGTACCACCTCCAGCTGTATACTGACCAGTGTTTGCTACTTCGTTTGTTGAAGTGTAAACAGTTGTTGAAGCTGATAAGTTTGCTGCTGATGTGTAAAGTGATAATTTAAATACATCTCCGCCTGTTTCAAAGTCATGAATTCCTTCAAGTATTTCTTGTTTGAATGAATTTGCGACTGCTTGTGCTATTGCCATATATTGTCTCCTTTAGTTATGGTGACGGTGAGTTAAGTTTAATTCTTAATGCACCATCTTCAAATTCGTCTCTGCGTCTTCTACCTGTTTGTTCTAACGCAAATCCTTGTAATGCTGTATTATACTTGTCCTGATACAAATTGTACAGATCCATGGGTCCTTTTAAGAATGCAAAGGCTTCTACTAAACACGCATATAATAATAATTCTGGAGCATTAATACTTATATAAGTTTCTGTATTTGTAGAACTTAATCCATCTGGGGTATAAATATAATCTAATGTTACTGCAAATCCTGTACTTGGTGTAGGAGCTACAACAATAGCATTTTCTCTAAATGTTGCATAATACTTAGGAAAGCCAGTTGCACCTGTTGAGTTATATTCAGTAATAAATGTATCATCCCTAGGTTCCAAAGCTACTTGAGCACCGGAATTGTTTGTAGCAACCACGGATCTTACAACTAAAGCAACTCGTGTAGTTTGCGTTCCTGATGATTGATTTGTACTTGGTAAAAGTAAATATTTATTATTTGCAGTAAAACTTGAAGTCGCGTACTCGCGCGCGTAGTCTGCATCTGCTTCTCTAAATATTCTTAATTCTGCATCTCTAATAAAGCCATTAACAATTGTAGATGTAAAAACATCTGCACTTACTTCTGTATAATCTCTAATCTTTGTTACTAATTCTGCGTATGTCATGTTATGCTAATTGTTACATCTCCAACAGCTGTATAAGCTGATCTTTTATAGTTTATAATATCTCCACTTTGTTCTGGTTCCATACTAAATTTATTTGGTCCATTTGCAGAAGTTTCAAATTGCCCTGGCCAATAATAAAGATTTAATTGAACTACACAACCACCTCCTGGTCTTACATCTGCTCTTGCACTTTTTAATCCTTGCGGATCAGCTGGATGATAGGGCGGATCTAACTGTGGGTGTTTAGGCTCAAATTCAGATATGTGTACAATAGAACCATTCCATTCTTTTCTCATCTCAAGATAAGGAAATTGTTGTCCTGATCTATCAGAAATTGCTAATGATCTTTTACCCCTTGCAAATGATGGCATTAGTATCTATCTCCAAAGTAAGAATAAGGTGAAATATAAGAACTTGTTCTTTGTGAATCTTCTTCTAAAGCTCTTTGTAATTCATCTTCATATAATAATTTTAAATCTTGAATTCTTTCTGGCGCATATTTTTGTGATATATAAAATGCAAGTCCAGAAACCATACATGGTAAAAATCTATATGGTAAATCTGCTTGATTGGTATAAGCACCAGCATCTTGAGTTCTTTGTATATAATAATATTTTAAATAAGTATATTGCACACAATCAGGTGCAAGATATAAACTAATTTCTGGTGTTGTTTGTCTATTTACATAATATTGTGAAGGTTGACCAGTTTGACCTTTATTTGGAAGACCTGCATAAGCTGATCTATCAATTTTATTTAATGATATATCGTTTGTGCTTGAAGTTACAGTTTCAGAAGTTGAAACATAAGCTTCTAAAACATCACTACAATCTTCAGGTGTAGTATATGTAGCTTGACCAGTGGTTAATGTTTGATCATATAATTTAACTTTCCAAAGATGAACACCTCTATTTCCCCATTCAGAAAACAATAAGTTTAAACTTCTTCTTGATGATTTTAAATCGTAACCTTTAGTATTACGAATGCCACATCTCTCGTAAGCTTCTTCTATGACATCATCGATGTCTAGATTAAATGTAGTTGTTCCAGATGTAGCCATAAATCATAACCTTACTTTTTCTTCTTCATGGCTTTGCCTTTTTTTGCATTGCCAATCTTTCCAGTAAGCTTATAAGGGTAATGTGCTCCACCCATAGGTTGTTTTGCTACCATATTAAAATACTCCTTTAAAAACTTTTTTCTTTACTTGTATTGCTTTTTGTCCTCTAACAGAACCACCATCCATCATTCCAACATAACCACCCATTTTTTCAGCTGGCATATCTTCAGTTGCTAATTCTACCCCTGCACCAGCAATAGCTGCTTTTTTTCCAGCATCTTTTATTTTTGGTGTAGGCTTAACAGTAACCATTTCAACATCCGAAGGTTTTGATAAAAGGGACTTAGATTCTTTTTGCATCATTTTTTCAACAGCCGGCGACTTAGATAATTTGTCACTTACTTTTTGAATTCCTTTTTTAAATAGTTCTGATTTTATTCCCATAATAAATTATTCTACCATTACTAATAAGTACAGTCTACTTCTTAGTTCTTTTGCTTTTTTTCATGGCTCTAGAAGGTTTTGCCCCTCTTAATTTGCCATATATTTGTTGTGGTATTGCTGATCTTCCTATTGCCATATTATTTTATTGGATAGTATATTATTGCATCATTTACTTTACTAGCCCTTAAATATTCTTTTCTGTTTTTAACGTCATT